GGTGATTTCCACGGCGAATCGGTGCGCCTCGCGGACCTTCTGTATTACGACGAAGACACGTTGGAAAAGGAGTATCCAAAACTTCAAATTACAAACGCCCTCGGGGTGAAGACGACGGTGTCCACCGTCGATGGCTACACCACGGATTTGGTGGCTAAGTAAAACTTCAACTGGCCCAAGTTGGCCACGTTGTATTGTAATATCAAGAACTCACTCTCTTGCAACAACTGCACCGACGCGCACATCCCCGTCGCCTTCGTGAATATGTTCAGGTACTTGAGCGAAAACACCCCAGAGATGGTCTCTGGAACCTCTTCGACGGTTTCGATGATCGTTTCTTGATTGGCGAAATCGCCCTCGCACGTGAGGGTCATCAGATTCTTGTGTCGCGCGATGGCCATGTCCGTGCCTATGTTGGCCATGTCTCGACATATCCTCTGAAAGTCCGCGCTCTGCATGGTGGTCATGCACGCGCACTTGAGTTCTGGGACTTCTATCCTGTGTTCGTCGATGTCCAGGAGCTTGAGTTGAAACTTCGACTTGGTCTTCTTCGCTTCGCTGAGGATTTCAATGTTCATGAACTCCTTGGAGTTTATGGAGATGGTGAGGATGTCGTTGTTCGTGATGCTCTTCAAGAGTTTGAACGTGTTGGCGATGTTGATGCCCGCGATGACCCCACCCTCCTCTGGACACTCGTATTCCTCGAAGTTGTCGGCGGAGAGCTGAAGGTCGACGAGACTCGTGCGCGCGGTGTCTAAGGTGACGATGGAGACCCCTTTCGGTGTGAAATAGACGTTGACATCGTTGAGGATTTCTTTAAGTACCTCACAGACCGATTTCACAGCGGTGGATTGTATGGTCACCAGGCGCATCTTTGGTTTGTATAACAAACGTGCTAATTCTTTATTTGATTGAAGGCGTCGTTCACGCTTCGGTTGATTTTCGCTTCGAGTTCTGGCGTCATCGCCGGTTGAAGGGTGGAGCCGTAGCTGTCGAGTTCGAACGCCCCACCCCCGTTCCTGACCACGTCGTCGTCGTCCAGGGAGGTCATGCCACACGAGAACGCCCCCATGTCTTCGAACGACACCTCCTCGTTCGGGAGGAGGGACATGAGCCACGCCTTGATTTCCGAACCCACCAGGATTTTCCCATTCTTCGTGAGCATCGTGGGGACGCGCGTGATTTTCTGTCTGTATTCAGGAGGAATCCCCTGTCTGTTGACGTCGTGATAGCGCACGAGCTGTTTCAACTGCGGTCGTGCCCGGACGAAATCGATGAGCTCCCTGCTGTGTTGACACTTCTCACTGAATATCAGTAAAGACATCTCTAACTACCTACTTTACAGAAGATTATTTTCTCTAAAAATATTAACGCAAGCATGCTCTTATTACTCATCATCTTGGCCGCGGCCATGGCTTGGTGGTTCATGACACAGAGTGAAAAGGAAAAATACACCCTCGATGACCCGAAGTACGACACGTCGTCCTACACCGAGGCCGAAGCCGTGGTGGGCCACGACCTGATGGAAAAGCTCGTCCTCACGACGAACGAAGAAATCACCAGACGCACCGACGACTGCTCGTACATCATCGAGACCACCGCGTTGAAGCGTTTCGTGAAGGATGGCAGCCCGGACGTGTACAAGTGCATGTTCATGTGCGCCCGCACCAAGGGTTTCGCCTACGGCTTCTCCGTGGTGTCCACCCTCTCCGTGCGAGGCGACGACGTCAAGGTGCTCTCTTTGCGCACGCAACCGCTGAACGTGGACCCGCCCTCGGACGTCAGACCGTACGTGCAGGACGTGGCCAAGGAGTTCTTGGACTTTGAGCTCGTCAAGGAGAAGTCGACGCCCACGGTGGGTGAGTTAGATGCGGCGAAAGAAAACCTTCGATAAATTTTAGATGCCGATAGACATCAATGAGGTGCGGAAACTCGATGTGAAACGCAAAGAGATACGCAAAGAGATATATACACGCATTTACGAGCAGTTCGAGCGAAAGATTCGTCAACAGGTGGAGCTCGGACGGGACAAGTACATCTTCCTTCGCGTGCCCTCCTACGTCATAGGGTATCCGAAGTTCGACCGCGAGGCCGCGGCGCGGTACTTGGTCAGGCAGTTCGCGCGCAGTGGGTTCGAGGCGCAACACGTGGGTGAGGTGGACGTGTTCGTGTCGTGGCGCCCCAAACCCAAATCTGGAAGGCAGCAGCAACAGCGGCAGCAACAGGAGAAAGAGGTGGAACTCCCAGTGGAGTTCCCGACCTTGATGAATTTGAAAAAAGCGGCGAGTGCGTACAAGGCGGGGTAAAATTATTTCAGCCCAATGTAATATGGACGTGCTCGTCGAAGCGAAGAAGGAATACCTCGGTCAGTTGTGCATCATCATGGTGCCTGCCATGATCGAGACGTTTGAAAACATGTACAAGGAGTCCGTCGCGATGTGCAAGGGGAAGAAGGTGCTCATCCAGTTTCAAAAACTACTCAAGGAGGTGCCTAACTGGTCCAACGCCATGTCCAAGCAGCACAGCGACAACATCGCCAACCGGTGTGCGTGGTTCAGCGACCTCCTCGCCGCGGTGTTCGTCGCGTGCACGAAGATTCTCAGCTCGGTGCGTCTCAACAGCAACGGTCAGAAAATCAGTTTGAAACTCCCGGCGACGGAGGTGTTCATTCAGACGTGCTACAACAACATCGCCAAAGACCTCTACAAGGACCCGTACGTGTACCACGAGGAACAGAGTGAATACACGAGGGACGAAACGCTCACCGCGCGCATGAGTGTGTGCATCGAGAACACCGTCAAGGAACTCATTCCCGTGCAACAAATCCTTCAGACCTACATGACCTCCCAAGACGCCAACAAGAACATCGAACTCGGGGACGAGGGCGCGGACCTCGAAGACCCAGAGGAGGTGTACGACGACGAACCGATGCCTGAGCCGGAGCCTGTGGTCGAGGAGCCCGTGGTGGAGCCAGAGCCGGAGGCGGTGCCGGAGCCGGAGCCGGAGCCGGAGCCGGAGGTAGAGACCCCACCAGTGGGTCTAGAAAACGAGTTTAAAACCATCCCCGACGTCCCCGCTCAGGAGGAGGAGGAGGAGGACGGCGTCCTCTTCGGCGATGCCCCCGACCGTCGACGATGATAAAAAAGAAAACCTCTGTCTAATGTATGGAACTCAGTGACTACCTACGAGACCCGTTCAGTGCCGCACTCATCGGCGCGGGCATCACGGCGGGATACATTCACCTCAAGGCGCAGCTGAACAACGAAGGCAAGCTGCAACTGGCGCAGTACACGAAGCCGGCGGCGCTCAACGCGATTCTCATTTATTTCATCGTGTCCAACGGTCTCGGTCAACGCGAGACCATTTCCACGGACCCATTTTAATTTCGCTTAAAGATTTTATCGTATAATTACACAGACACAGAGACAGGATGGCTTCTGTTTCGGCGTTTAACGAAATGATGGCAAATTTCCTTGGTGAATTGGGAAAGGCGTTCCCAGAAGAGAAGGGCATCAAGAAGTTTGAAACCTCGTTCGACCTGCTCCGAAAGAGTAACCCACGAAAGATTGTTGAGACGTACATGGCGGGCATCGGCCCCTACGCCGAGCGCATCACCGCGAGAGACGAAACCCTCCTCGACGAGGACATCGGTTTCTTGAAGGAACTGAACATGAAGGCGAACTGGGCCAGTGCGAGTGAGGGCACGCGCGGCGCCATCTTTCAGTACCTGCAAACCCTGTACATGTTGGGCGTGACGATCACGAGCATCCCCGCCGACACGCTGAAGGCCATCGAGGGCCTGGCGCAAGACTGTGCGACGAAGATGCAGGCTGGTGAAGGCGGTGGCGGTGGCATCGACCAGGGCGCCCTCATGAACATGTTAGGCGGTCTGTTGAAAAAATAAACCTCTTGTTATATTAAATGAAACCCTGGTTTGAAGATTTCAAAGAGCTCATTCGTTCCGACGCGGTTTTAAAATTTTGGCCCACGAACGATCAGTCCCCAGCCGAACGCGTGAACGCGACGTCTCGATTCATCATCTACGCCACGTGCATCATCTACCTCATTCGACGCGACCCGCGCATTTTCGTCCTCGGCGCCACCGTCCTCGGTGTCCTCGTGGTCATGTACCGCTCGAACATGGTCAAGACTGGGAACAGCCCGCGCCCGGAGGGGTGCCAGTTGCCCACGAAGGACAACCCCATGGCTAACGTGCTCATGACCGATTACACAGACAACCCCGTCCGCACGTCGGCGTGCATGTTCGGCAGTGTCAAGTACCCGCAGAGTGCTTCTCGCTACGACAGCGGGCGTTCGCGAACGGCGCATCCGGAGTACCGACGCCGCGCGGCGGAACGACAGTTCGTGTCCATGCCCGTGACTGAAATCCCAGGAGACCAGACGGCCTATGCGGAGTGGCTCTACGGACCGAAGTTGGGTTCCATGTGCAAGGCTGGGGACATGTACGCGTGCGAGCCGAACGCGCGTGGGGTGCAACTCGAGGCGTTCGCTGGAATTGATTCCGATGGAGACCGACGACGATAATTAAAAAATCTCCACTAACATTAATAATGGCTTATCAGCTTCAACCAGGTCTCACCATCGTCGACAACAAGGGTGCCCTCCCGATGCGACGCGCTACGGACGACGTCTTTGTGTACCCTCAGCCGAGCACCTTGAACACCGTCTACGAGGGTCGACCGAACACCATGCTCTACGGCACCGCCCCGCTCATGGCGGGCAAGGGGTCTCCGGCGGAGTACATCGACACGTCCGACCGCTTGCGTCCTCAGAGCACGTCTCGCTTTAACAAACCCCTCGTGCGCACGTACGAGAGAAACCTCTACCCGTTGAACGACATGGCGTGCAAACTTCCAGTGCGCACGATGGCTTTCGAGCCGAGCAGCACGCGCGCGGAAGCTCAAAACGAATTGTTCCAGCAGCGATACGGAAGCAAGAAATAAAAAATATTAGTAATCAGTAAGAATGGCAGACCCCATTTCAATCGCAGCCGTCGCCGCTTTGGTGTACGCCGGGAAAGTGTTGAGCGCACCCTCGCCGACACCGACGCCGGCACCGACCCCGGCACCGACGCCCGTGGTGGTCGAAGATGAGGTGGACGATGATGACGATTTCATCCCGTACAACGACAGCAAAGTGGAGGTGCCCAGCTTTGGAGACATCGCGCCGCAGAGAAGGACGTCAGGTGGTGAAATCCTGGACATGCGCAATCGTCTCTACGACCAGGGGAAGATGAACAACCTGTCCCCAATCGAAAAGCAAATGGTCGGCCCTGGTTTGGGTTTGGCCCCCGAGGTTCCCGCGGCCGGTGGTTTCCAGCAGCAGTACCGGGTCATGCCGACGAACGTGGGTGAATACAAGCTCACGCAACTCCCCGGACGCACCAACCATGGCTCGGACACGATGGGTGGACGCCGCGGTCTCGTCGGTGAGGTGGCGAAGAACCGTCCGGAACGCACGACGGAGCTCTTCGAGCGTCTCCCGACCGCGCGTGGTCGGGCCCAAGGCATGAGCGCCATCACCCCGAGACAGGAACACGAACGCACGAAGCGCACGACGAACAGGTCGGAGACGGGTCTTCGCACCGATGGTTTGGAAGTCTCCGCTCCGAAGAGGTTCACGTCGGCCATGACCATCGCCCAGGAACCCACCAGGAACAAGAGCGACCTCACTGGCGCGCAGTTCCAGTTCAACGACCGGGTGCAGCCGGGCATTCACAGCTTCCACGGGGCCTACGTGAACTCCGCGGCCGTGAAGGCGGCGCAGGCCAGGGACAACAAGACCCTCATGGAGCTTGGGTTCAGACCGGAAGATAAGCGTGGTCAGGCCAACCGCATGGGCAACCCGGGTCGCATGAACGTGCGAGAGAGCGCCTTGAAACAAGGTGGGAAGTTGACGAGTGTGCGTTCGGACACGACCAGAGTCGATGGTCGCGTGAACCCGATGTCCGGTGGATGGATGCAGCAGTACAAGAACGCGGACTACCACAAGCTGAACCCGTACAAGGGCCAGGCCAACCCGTACGCCACCACGGAGAGTTTAAATAGCACGAAACGACAGCTGGCCAATAACCCATTCGCCCAGAGCTTCTGTTAATTAATA